ACACCACAGGCTGATGACTATGTAGTAGGAACAGATGTTAGTGACAATAATAAGACAGTAACTTTTTTAGTTAGTGATCTTGGTGGTGGTGCTACTATTCTTCAAGGACTACAATCTGTATTGGATGAAAGTAATTTTGCTACTCAAAGTATTATATTAAATGGTGGCCCTGGAGGAAATGGGTATATTGATTTATGTCAGATATTATTAAATGGAGACGCTGGAGTTGCAGGTCAAGTATTAACTTCTAACGGAGCAGCAGCGTGTGCTACATGGACTACTCCAAGTGGAGGGGGTTCTTGTTGTAGTTTACAAGACACAACTAATGTAGGATCTTCAACTACTAATACTGTTACTTTAGCTGGTGGTAATTTAGTAATGAATACTACTAATGGTGAGGTGCAGTTAAACAATGGAAGTGACTTAATGCTTTCAGCTACTACCGAAATTAATTTTCAAAATGGTAGTGCTATTAATGATTCTGCTGGAGCGACAGGAACTAATGGACAAATATTAACTATAGTTGGAGGGAATGTAACATGGGCTTCCGCAGCGGCAGCTTCTTGTTGTAGCTTACAGGATACCTTAACTGTTGGTAATACCGCTACAGGTATAGGTATAAACCTTACAGCCACTTCTCCTTTAACTTTAGATGCAACTTCTAATATTACTTCATCAGGAGCAAATACTTGGAATGGAACAAATACTTTTACTGCCGATGTAGAGTTAGATGGTACAGTGGAGGATGGTGTAGGTAGTGCTGGTGTAGCAGGGCAAGTTTTATCTTCTACAGGTACAGGTGTTGCGTGGGTAAATAATACTGCAGCTCCTGGATTACAAGATGTTTTGGATGTTAATGATACTGCTGTTGAAGATATTAATCTAACAGGAACTATTGATTTAACAGGAAGTTTAGTGTTAGGATCAAATACTACTATTAGTGCGAACGCTTCTACAGGAACACCTGGTCAGTATTTAACAGCTACAGCAACAGGAGTGGAGTGGACAAGCTTATCAACTGCATGTTGCACTTTAGATGACACTTTAGCAGCAGGAAATACATCTGGCTTAAATATCATAATGACAGGTTCATCTGATATATCTGCCCCAACAATGACTCCTAATCAGATAGTAGCAAGTAATGGAGTAGGTACAGCTGGTCAAATTTTAAGCTCAACAGGTACAGGTATAGAATGGATTAATAATACCTCTACAGGTATGACTCAATTATTCTTAGCTGGAGATAGTGGCCCTAATCAAACTCTTACTGATAGTGATACTATTTCAGTTTTAGGAGGAACAGGTTTAAGTAGTATAACTTCAGTTACAGATACTGTTACTATTAATTTAGACGATACAACAGTTGTCCCAGGAACTTATACTGCAGCTACGGTTACCGTAAACCAACAAGGTCAAATCACAGCAGCAAGTAATAATACTGTTAGTGATACTACTTATGATTTAGCTTCGGCTCAAAATGGAGCAAATTCTAATTTAAACTTAACTGGTAGTGATGGTACAACAGATACTGTTCAGATAATAGCAGGAACAAATATTACGATTACAGACGCAGGAAGTGCTATAACTATAGATGCGGCTTCAGCTTCAGGGATGACTTCTTTCTTATTAGCTGGAGACACAGGCCCTAACCAAACAATCACAAATGGTAATACTTTAACGGTAGAAGGTGGAACAGGAATGGAAACTGCTGCTGCTGCTGGAGATAAGGTAACAATAACTCTGTCTGACACTACGGTTGTTCCAGGTAATTATTTAAACGCTAACATTATAGTTAACCAGCAAGGGCAAATAACTTCTGTAGCGAATGGAGATAATTCAACAGCAACCTTTACAAGTGCACAAAACGGAAGTAATGTAGACATGACTTACGCTCAGGTTGATCCAACGGTCAATGATATTGTAAAGTTAGTCGCAGGAACAAACATTACTTTAACAGATAATGGTTCTAATGAAATCACAATAGACGCTACTGGTGGTGGAACAGGAATGACTTCTTTTGATGTGTCAGCTAATTCAGGTGCTACGCAGACTATAACAAATGGTAATACTTTAAATATTGCTCAAGGCACAGGTATATCTACAGTAGCCTCTGCTGTCGATACAGTAACAATCAGTAATACAGGAGTAACATCTTTAATTGCTGGAGCAAATATAACTTTAAGTGCTGCTACGGGAGCTGTTACAATAGCTTCCACAGGAGGTGGATCATCACATGGTAATGTTCTTGTTAGCCGACCTTTTCATGCAGCCCCTTTAATTAGAACGAATGCACAAAATTATTGGACTTATGTTAACCCTATAGCTCTTACTGGGGTGGGATATCCACCAACATGTATTCCCTCTCAACACCTCTTAGATCAAAACACACAGGATCCAACTTTAGGTATGCCTATTGGGCAATGGGGAGAAAATGTGTTTCTTCATAAGAACTGGGGATCTACTTGTCCTGGAGGGCATGAAGACCAAACGCTTTGTAATGTTCAGATAGAGTTATCACATGCCATTAAGCAACTAAGAGTAAGCGTATGGAAGGCACGATTTTGTAATAATACCACTCCTTGGGTGTGGACAGAGGTTGGTCGTTGTGATTTTCTTGCTGGCTTGGCTGGTCTTAGAGAAACACAGTGTTGTACTATGAATCTGACTGATGGAGATCCTGCCAATTTAATACTAAACCCAGGATGGGGGCATGCATTAACAGTATACACTACAGATGGAACAACAGCTGGACTTGTCGGAAATATATATTTAGAATACACAAGAAGCTCATAAATTTAAATTAAAATGAAATGGACATTAGAAAAATATCAATCGGAGCAGACTATAAGTCTGGAGCGATGCATTATATTGTTGGACAAGAAGTATTAGGAGGTTCTCACACTATACATCTTATTCAAGCTCAAGAATCCTCTTATAAAATCTGGATACAAAAAGATACAGAAGTGTATGTGTGGAAAGAATTTTTATTTACACTTCCTATATCTTTAGAATATAACATTAATTTTTAATGAGGTCGCCTTATTGCTTTATCGTAACTCCCGTAAACAACAGGAGGTATGATAACCTAAAGACTATAGGTGATGGAGAATTAATTACCAGCGTCTCAGAGGAAGATCATACAGTATCTAATCGTTTTGCTGAGGTTGTTGAAACTCCTATAGGTTATAAAGGGGATATAAAAAAAGGAGACATTCTTTTAGTTCACCATAATGTATTTAAGTTCTACAATGATATGCAGGGTAGACAAAAGAGCGGAAGAAGTTTTCTAAAAGAAAATTTATTTTTAGTAGATAACGATCAGTTCTTTATGTATAAGCAGAACGGAAAATGGAATGCGTGGGGGAAATACTGTTTTGTAAAACCTATTCCAGTTAAAGATTCTTACATATTTAAACCTGGCGGAGAAGAACCTTTGTTTGGGGAAATGAAGTATATTAATACTGAGTTAAAAAAGATGGGGGTAAAAGAAGGAGATCAAATATCTTTTACTCCTGGTAGTGAATATCCTTTTACGGTAGACGAAGAAAAGCTATACCGAATGTTTACCAGTCAAATAACTATGATTGTATGATATATATAGAGGATGAATTTATTGATAAAGATTTATTTGCTATAGCTACAGCCTATTTAAAAAAGGGTAAATTTCAAAAAGTAGAAGCAGGAGAAAAGAATTTTTATATACAATCCTCTCCAGAAAGCTTTACAGACTATGTTTTAAGGAAGTTAGGAGCTATAGAGGGTAAACCCTTAGAGAACATCTTAAGCTTCTTTAGAGTGTCTACAAACGCTTTAGATTGTAATTGGAGGATTCATTCCGATTTAAATATAAAAGGACAGCGTCCTGATAGAGCTGCAGTTCTATATATGTCTCCTCGTGAACTTGAAGATTTACATGGGACTGCTTTTTGGGAGCATGAAAGGTATGGAAAAAGTTTACCTCCTCACATAACAGATGAAGAATATGACCGTCTAATAAAGATAGATTCTGAAGAACTGGATATGTGGAGATTAGTATCAGTAGCAGGTTATGAGCAAAATAGATTAGTGTCATATCCTGCTAATTATTTTCATAGTAAATATCCTAACCAATCATGGAAAGAAGGAAGGGAGGTTTTTGTAATCTTTTATAAATACAAAAACATTAAATGAAAAGAATTGCTATTATAGGAGCAGGTAATGCTGGTTGTATAACCGCATTAGAGTTATCAAAGAAAGAATGTAGCTCTTGTAAAAGTGAGATTACTATGTATCATGACTCCTATAATTATCCTATAGAAAAAGTTGGGCAAGGCTCATTACCTTCTTTTACTGAGCTTTTACATGATACCTTAGATATTAATTGGTATGATAAAAATCTTATTGACGGAACTATTAAGACGGGAATCTTATATAAAGGATGGGAAAAAAACAGGAGAGAACTTTTTCATTCTTTTGCGATGCATCAAACCGCAGTACATTTTACTCCTAATAAATTATCTAAAGCAGTTTTAGATTCTGGGTTAGTTAATGTGATAGAAAAAAATATAAAAGATCCTGAGAGTGAGATAGATGCTGATTTTATATTTGATTGTAGAGGAAGGTATAATAGAGATAAAGATAATTATGAGAAAATAAGTAGTCCTATAAACGCTGTTCTTCTTGCTAACAGGAGTAAGTTGGTGTCAGATAAGGATTTCACATATACTCAAGCAGTTGCTACACCTAATGGATGGACATTTGTAATACCTAATAAGGATACTATATCATACGGTTATCTTTATAATAGTGAAGTAACATCGGATGAGGAAGCAGCAGAAGACTTTATGAGTAGGTTTGATATATCAGAAATTAATGATGCACTTCCGTTTGAGAATTATGTAGCTAAAAATATGTTTGTTGGAGAAAGAACTATATTGCAAGGTAATGCGTATGGATTTGTAGAGCCTTTAGAAGCAACTTCTCTTAATTTTTATAATCAATTATGTGTTGCAGCAAAAAAAACTATTTTTAATGGGGTTAGTACTCAAGAAACTAATAGGGAAGTTAAAACACTAATGCATAGAATTGAACACTTTTTATTATGGCATTACCAATTTGGTTCTAAGTATGATACTCCATTTTGGGAGCATGCTAAAAACTTACCTTTCAACCCTACATTTAGTGCTGAAAGTTTAAATGAAGTATGGACAAAAACCGAACCTTAATATGGAAAACCCAGAGAACTATAAACCGCTTCCCCCTTATTTATCTATTGGCCCATCAGCAATCCATGGAGCAGGAATTTTTGCTACCGAGGATATTCCAAAAGATATTGTTATTGGGATTACTCATATTTACGATCCAGAGTTTCAGCATAATTTTATACGAACTCCATTAGGAGGATTTATAAATCATAGCGAAACTCCTAATTGTGAATTGATAGAAGAAGACGGGGATTATCATTATAAAAAATTAAAAACCCTACATAAGATAGAAGAGGGTAAAGAGTTAACTTTAAAGTACAGTATCTATAAATTTAATAAAAATGAATATAAAGGAAATTAAAGAAAGTATAATTGCTGCAGGTGAAAAAGCTGTAAAGCAATTAGTTAAAGTTGCTAAAGAGGATATTATTAAATATGATAAGGATGATGAATTAGCCGCTGATAGATTAAAAAATGCGGCAGCTACAAAGAAGCTTGCAATATTTGATGCTTTTGAAATCTTAAAACGAATAGAAGAAGAGAGAGCTTTGCTTGATGGTAATGTAGCGGAAAAGAAAACTAATAAAGTAAAAGGATTTGCAGAGTCAAGGTCAAAGTAAATTATATAAAGAATTAAAAGATTATATTTCTAAATCTGTTATCTCTAATAAAAATAGAGGTAGATCTTGGTTGTATGGATATAACGAAAAATATGATGTAGTTATTATATCTAAGACAGGACAGATTGGAAGTGTTATAGAAATTAATGGATTAAAAATTGCTTTACCTAAAACCCCAACAGATGTTTATCGTAGAGATAGAAAAAAAGAGGAGCAGTATTGGGAACCTATCCCAATCTCTAAAGATTTAGGGAGAATTAAATCTATCTTTCAATGGCACGAAACACCTGATACCTTCAAGTCTCAATGGGTAGAATACATTGAAGAAGAGTTCGATAGAAGAGAGCAAGGGCATTGGTTTATGAATAACGGACAACCAACCTACATAACAGGAACTCACTATATGTATTTGCAGTGGACAAAAATAGATGTAGGTAATCCTGATTTCCGAGAAGCTAATCGGATCTTTTATATTTTTTGGGAGGCTTGTAAGGCTGACAAAAGGAGTTTTGGGATGTGCTATCTGAAAATTAGAAGATCAGGTTTTTCTTTTATGAGTTCTTGTGAAGGAGTTAATCAAGCAACTATAACTAAAGATGCCCGTATAGGAATCTTATCTAAAACAGGTTCTGATGCAAAAAAAATGTTTACAGATAAAGTTGTTCCTATTTCCAATAACTACCCATTCTTTTTTAAACCTATTCAAGATGGGATGGATAAACCTAAAACTGAATTAGCTTATAGAGTACCTGCCTCTAAGATTACTAAAAAGAATATGCATCGGATTTCTGATGAAGAACTGGAGGGGTTAGATACAACTATTGACTGGAAAAATACAGGGGACAATAGTTATGACGGAGAGAAGTTACAGTTACTTCTTCACGATGAAAGTGGAAAATGGGAAAAGCCTGATAACATCTTGAATAACTGGAGAGTAACTAAAACTTGTTTGCGTTTAGGTAGTAAGGTTATTGGTAAATGTATGATGGGATCTACTTCAAACGCTTTAGATAAAGGGGGTAGTAATTTTAAATCTTTATATGAAGATTCGATGCCTTACAAAAGAAACGCTAATGGTCAAACTAAATCAGGGCTTTATTGTTTGTTTGTTCCAATGGAATGGAATTTTGAAGGGTATATAGATAGGTATGGTATGCCTGTATTAACCTCACCGAAAGCTCCTGTCGTAGGGATAGACGGGGAGATGATAACGGTGGGAGCGGTAGATTATTGGGAGAATGAAGTAGAGTCTTTAGCCCAAGATGCAGACGCATTAAATGAATTTTACAGGCAGTTTCCTCGAACTGAATCTCATGCATTCCGAGACGAAAGTAAACAGTCTTTATTTAATCTAACTAAAATATACCAACAGATAGATTACAATGATTCGTTAATAATGTCTCACCATACTACTCGAGGTTCATTTCAATGGGAGAATGGAGTTAAAGATACTAAAGTATTGTGGCATCCTAATAAGAACGGAAGGTTCTTGGTAAGCTGGACTCCTCGTGCAGGATTACAAAATAGAATAATTACAGAGAGAGGAATTAAAAAACCAGGGAATGAACATTTAGGTTCATTTGGTTGTGACTCTTATGATATTTCAGGAGTAGTAGTAGGTAAAGGATCTAACGGAGCTTTGCATGGATTAACTAAATTTAGTATGGAGGATGCTCCGAGTAATGAGTTTTTTCTTGAATACATAGCTCGACCTCAAACCGCAGAGATATTTTTTGAAGAAGTTTTAATGGCTTGTGTTTTTTATGGCATGCCTATTTTGTGTGAAAATAATAAACCTCGACTACTCTATCATTTTAAGAACAGAGGGTATAGAGGATATTGCATGAATCGACCTGATAAAAGATACAACAAGTTATCTAAAACAGAAAAAGAATTAGGGGGTATTCCTAATAGTTCGGAAGATGTAAAACAATCCCATGCATCAGCTATAGAGTCGTATATAGAAAAATATATTGGAATGGATAATGGGGGAGATTATAGAGATCCAGAAGATATGGGGGTAATGTATTTTCAAAGAACTTTAGAGGATTGGGCTAAGTTTGATATTAGCAATAGAACCAAGTATGATGCAGCTATTAGTTCAGGTTTAGCTATTATGGCTAATCAAAAACACTTATACACACCATCTAAACAAAAATCAAAAATAAGTATTAACTTTGCAAGATATAATAATAAGAGTACACATAGTAAAATAATTACATGAAAGCAGTCCAGATAGATATACAAAATGCTGCGTTTCCTGATCAGTTTGTGTCCGATAAAAAGAAGAAGAGTAAGGAGTTCGGATTACAGGTAGGCCAAGCTATACAATATGAGTGGTTCAGAAAAGATGGCATGAATTGTAGATTCTACAATCAGTGGGCAGATTTCAACCGCCTTAGATTATATGCAAGAGGGGAACAATCAGTAGCAAAATACAAAAACGAGTTAGCGGTAGATGGAGATTTATCTTACCTAAATTTAGATTGGACACCTGTTCCTATTATCCCGAAGTTTGTGGATATTGTGGTTAACGGAATGTCTGACCGATTATTTAAAGTGAACTGTGTTGCAAGTGATGCAATGTCAGCGGAGAAGCGAAATCAATTTCAGAGAATGGTTGAAGTTAATGTTGCTGCTCAAGATTTATTTCATCAAGTAGAGAATGATTTCCAAATGGAGGTATTCCAGGTTGATCCAAAAACCTTACCTCAGAGCGATGCTGAGATGGAATTATATATGCAACTCAATTATAAGCCTGCTATAGAAATAGCTAATGAGATAGCTATTGATACTATGTTAGAGGAAAACCATTATCCAGATGTTCGTAAGAGAGTGGATATGGATCTAACAACTTTAGGGATAGGGATAGCAAAACATATGTTTCAGAAGGGAGACGGAATAAGAGTTGAATATGTTGATCCAGCAAATGTAGTTTATAGCTATACTGAAGATCCTTACTTTAAAGATTGTTTCTATTGGGGTGAATTAAAAACTGTACCTATTACAGAGGTTTTAAAAATCAATCCAGATTTAACTGAACAAGATTTAGAGGAAATATCAAAATATAGTCAAGCGTGGTATGATTATTACAATGTTGCTGCAATGTATGAGAACAGTATGTTCGCAAGGGATACTTGCACATTACTTTTCTTTAATTATAAAAGTACTAACAGTTTTGTGTACAAGAAGAAACAAATGGCTGAAGGTACATTTAAGACGGTAGAAAAAGATGATGAGTTTAATCCTCCTCAAGAAATGATGGATGAGGGAGATTTTGAAAGAGTAGAAAAAAGAATTGATGTATGGTATGATGGGGTGATGGTAATGGGAACTAATATTCTTTTGAAATGGGAGTTAATGGAAAATATGGTGCGTCCTAATTCAGCGAACCAATATGCAATGGCTAATTATGTAGCGTGTGCTCCAAGAATGTATAAAGGAACTTTAGACTCTTTAGTTCGTAGGATGATTCCTTTTGCAGACTTAATTCAAATGACACACTTAAAGATACAGCAAGTTGTTTCTAAAGTTGTGCCAGATGGTGTGTTTATAGATGCCGATGGATTAAGCGAAGTTGATTTAGGGACAGGTAATGCTTATGATCCTTCAGACGCTTTACGATTATACTTCCAAACTGGTAGTGTGGTTGGAAGAAGCTATACTCAAGATGGGGAATTTAATAATGCTAAAGTCCCTATTACTCAACTAACTTCTAATAGTGGAGGGAGTAAGATGCAAATGTTAATTGGAAACTATAATCATTATTTAAATATGATTAGACAGGTAACTGGATTAAATGAAGCAAGAGATGCTTCTATGCCTGATCCTGACTCTTTAGTAGGTATTCAAAAATTAGCTGCTTTAAATTCTAATGTAGCTACTCGACATATTCTTAACTCGAGTTTATTTATCACTCGTACTTTAGCTGAATGCCTATCTATTAGAACTGCTGATATTTTAGAATACGCAGATTTCAAAGATGAGTTTGCTATGCAAATAGGTAAATACAATTTAGGTATCATAGAAGAAATTAAAAATCTTTACCTATATGATTTTGGTATCTATATTGAGATGTCTCCTGACGAAGAAGAGAAAGCTCAGTTAGAACAAAATATTCAAATGGCTCTACAGAAAGGAGGTATTGATCTGGAAGATGCAATTGATATTAGAACTCTTAATAATTTAAAGATGGCTAATCAATTATTAAAAGTTAAAAGAAAACAGAAACAGCAAGAGCAACAACAGCAAGAGCAACAAAAGCAGGCGATGCAAGGGCAACAACAACAAGCTCTACAACAGCAAGCTGCTCAAGCTAAGATGCAACAAACTCAGCAAGAGCTTCAGACTAAGATTCAGCTTAAACAAGCAGAGATTGCTTTTGAAATAGAAAAACAAACTAATGAAGCTGAGTTGAAACGAAGATTAATGGATGTTGAGTTTAACTATAACATGCAGTTAAGGGGTATGGAGCAAGGGCAGATTGACGCAAGAGAAACTCAGAAAGAAGACGCTAAAGCTGCGAGGATTAGTTTAGGTAATACTCAGCAGTCTAAAATGATTACTCAAAGAAAAACTAATGGGCCTCCTATTAATTTTGAGTCTAATGAGGATAGCTTAGATGGTTTTGATTTAGCAGAATTTGAACCAAGATAAGACCTTAAAAAAACAATAAATAATATATTAACTTTGCATAAATTAAATTAAATCAAAATGGAAGAAAATAAAGAACCAAAAATTATAGTAAAAGAAGTTACGGGAAATGAAGAAAAATCTCGAGCTGAAGTAGAGGAGACATTACTTAAAAAACATGAAGAAAAAATCAGCTCTACAGAAAGTGACACTGAAGTGGAGCGAGTGGCTTCAAGCAATGAGAGTTCCGACTCCAGTAAAGAACAAAAAGAAGTACAACAGGAAGGTGAAACACAAGAAAGCCAATCATCAGGCTTAAATGATGAAAGCGTTCTTTCATATATTAAAGAAAGATATGACAAAGATATTTCGTCAGTAGACGATTTGTTTGCTCAACGAGAGTTAAATGAAGATCTACCTGAAGATGTCTCTGCATATTTTAAGTACAAAAAAGAAACTGGTCGTGGAATCGAGGACTTTGTAAAATTACAACAGAACTATGATGAGATGGACAGTGATAAATTGTTAACTCAATTTTATGCTCAGACTGAAGAAGGATTGGATGCTGAGGATATAAAAGATTTAATGGAGGATAAATTTGGATATGATTCAGATTTAGATGATCCAAAGGAGATTAAGAAAATTGAGAGAGCAAAGAAAAAAGAACTTGTTAAAGCTAAGAATTTTTTCAATGAACAAAAAGATAAATATAAAACTCCTCTTGAGTCAAGTGGGGGTGGATTATCTGACGAGGACAGAGAAAAATTTAATAGCTATAAAAGTTATATTGAGGAATCAACCAATGCTCAACAAGCACAGCAAAAAAGGTATGATTACTTCTTGGAAAAAACTAATCAGTTTTTTACCGATGAGTTCAAAGGTTTTGAGTTCAATGTCGGAGAGAAGAGTTTTACTTTTAAACCTGGTGATGGCAAGGAGTTGTTAAGCAAACAATCAGATATTAATAATTTCATGGGTAAATTCATGGATAAAGAAACTGGTTTGATTGCAGACGCTGCAGGTTATCATAGAGCTATGTCGGTAGCAATGAACTTAGATAAGTTTGCTGAATTTTTCTACAACCAAGGAATGACATCGGCTGTAGATAATGTAAGTAAAAAATCTAAAAACATTAATATGGATATGAGAAAGACTCCAACCAATCTAAGTAAGGATGGATTAAAGATTAGAGCGGTAGGGGATACAAGCAGTGGTAGAGGACTTAAAATTAGAAGTATTAAAAATAGTTAAAAACAAAAATTAAAAAATTTAGAAATTATGCCAGTAAACGCATCCCCAGGATGGGATCTCCAGCCAAGTGCAGAGAGAGTTGCCCTTCCTTCAAATTACATTACTAATTTCGATTTCTTGAATCAGTATCTTCCTGATACTTATGAAAAGGAATTTGAAAGATATGGTAATAGAACAGTAGCTTCATTCTTAAGAATGGTAGGTGCTGAAATGCCTTCAAACTCAGACATGATAAAATGGGCTGAGCAAGGTAGATTACATACTAAGTATACGCAAGTGACTACACCAACAGCTCCTGGAGCTGGTGTTACTCAAGCTACTTATACGGTAGGTGACACTTTAAATCCAGCAGGATCTAATATCGCTATTAGAGTTGGACAAACAGTAATGATCTCAGATAACACTCCAGGATCAAACTTATCGAATAAAGCAGTAGTAACAGCAGTACCAACAGCTACGACTTTTACTTGTGATTACTACGAAGCAAACCAAGTAGTTCCAGCTGCAACCAACTTAACTGTATTTATTTACGGTTCGGAATTTGCTAAAGGTACTCCAGGAATGGTAGATTCATTAGAGTCTAACGATGTTTTCTTCGACAACAAACCAATCATCATTAAGGATACTTACGAGGTAAGTGGTTCTGACATGGCTCAAATTGGTTGGGTTGAGATTTCAACTGAAAATGGTGGCTCAGGCTACTTATGGTACATGAAATCAGAGCACGAGACAAGACTTCGTTTTGAAGACTATCTTGAAACAGCAATGATTGAGGCAGTTCCAGCTGCTCCTAACTCAGGTGCGGAAGCTGCTTTATCTTCTTCTACTCCTGCTATAGGTACAATCAACGCAGGTTCTGAAGGTGTATTCTATGTAGTAGGTACAAGAGGTAATGTTTATGGTGGTGGTAACCCAACTACTTTAGCAAACTTCGACACTGTTATTTCAAGACTTGACAAGCAAGGTGCTATAGAAGAAAATGTTCTTTTTGTTGACAGACAATTCTCTTTCGATATTGACGATATGTTAGCTGCTCAAAACTCTTATGGAGCTGGTGGTACATCATATGGTTTATTCGATAACGATGAGGATATGGCTCTTAACTTAGGGTTCACTGGATTCCGTAGAGGATATGACTTCTACAAGTCTGATTGGAAATACCTTAACGATGCTACCTTAAGAGGTGGTTTAGTTGGTGGTGCAATAAATGGTGTATTAGTTCCAGCTGGTTCTACTAA